AGACTGCTGGTAGACCAATTGGCTGGTGCGGTGCCTGCGTTCATGGTCCACTGCTTAGGTGGCGTCGTGCTGTCAAAGAACGAGTTTGATCCACCATCGTACTGATCGAAGCGTGGATTCGCGATGATGTTACCATTGACAGCATCACGGATCTGAGCAGCGTAGACATTAGCAGCCAGAGAATTGGCGTGTCCAAGAGCGCCGTGTGCACCAATAGCGACCTGGGTGTTATTGGTAATCTGAATGGCCTCTCCACCAGCCACGGACACCACAGCCCCCAGCTGAGTCCAGGCACCATCAATGGTAGGTGCCGTGTAGAAGGTCACACGACGGTTACCACCAACGTTAGGCTCGATGTCCGCACCGATAGCTAGTCGGGCGCCGTCAGCTACAGCAGGAGCGGCCGTAGAATCAAAGACCCTATCTAGAACCCCATCAGGGCTGAACGTAATACGAACCAGGCCGCTGGGCAGAATCTGGAACAGCCAGGCCTTGAAGTTGAACAGCAGCTCCCAACGTGAGAACAGGGTTTGGATTGCCTGTGGCGTCCAGTCGTCCATAGCCAGGTCAACGGCTACGAAGATCCTGCCAGAGGTAGGGGTAATAGCACCTGGAGTACCGTTTGCGGAGTTGAACAGGATTCCATTTCCAGCGCCATCCATACGCGCACTGGTCAGCCCGTCACGATAGCGCTGGAGCAAAGCCGTGCCAGACTTCTCTACGCCAGGGAACCTGGCTGCCAGCTTGACAGCGATGTCGTCGTTTACTGTAACCATCAGCCCATCATTGCTCCCTCTGGCAGCTGGTTGCCTGGGATGCCTGCTGAGTTCTCAAAGCCTCCACCCATAGGGGCGCCCTGAGGTCCGCCTACGCCACCCATCTCACCCTCCATGCCAGGCTGCATAGGCATGCCCGTCATAGGATCGACCATGGGCTGCACTACGAACTTGGTTGGGTCCTTGACGCCGAAGCCCTCACGCAGCACGTGCTCTGCGAGCATGGCTGGGTCGATGACTCCCAGGTCGATGAACGGCTGCATAGCCTCCATCATGGAAACTGCCGTCTGACGCCTGACCGTCTCGTTCTGAGGCTGCGTAGAACCTGCCTCAACCTCGAAGTCGAACTCGCCCTTGATGTCCTCGTGATCGTAAGGGATCCAGTAGATGGCCTGGTCAGGGCCAACAATGCGAGCAACCTGCGTGCTCTGCATGAACTCCTGCTGGAGCTGAATGACCCTGCGCGCTACACGGGCGATGGCCTTCTCGATCTGAGCCAGCTTCTCAGCACTACGTGCGGACACGTTGTCCTGAATGATGCTGGCCTCAGTTGCCGTACGCCTCGTCTCTGGGACCTGACCACGCTGGTACTCAGAGATGCCAGACACGTCACCGATGTCCTTCTCGATGGTGTCTGAGTGCTCGAACAGCTCAGGTGGAACAGGGATCTGTGGCATGGCAGCCACGACCTGGCTCAAGTCAGCACCCTCGTCTGCTACGAAGACGACTGTGTTGTCCACGTTTGACTCTAGGGCCTGGCGACCCTGCGCGTCGAAAGCGCCAGCTCGGGCCAGCGTCTTCCTAGCAAACTTCTGGCGTACCTGAATGCCGATCGAACGAGTCTTGTTCAGCTCGTTGACCAATGGCTCAATAGCCTCTAGGTCGCCCATAGGGTAGAAGTAGTCAGGAACGTCGTAGTTCCTGATCATCACGAATGGCTGACCAAATGGGAATGGGCAAGGTGCTGGTTCTACCAGGAACTGCTCTGATCCCTCAGCGCACACTGCCATGGTGTTGCGCTTGATGTCGTACCACTCATAGATCGTGACACGCTGATCCTCTGGGTCCTGGTTGCCACGCAGCATCATTCGACGCTGCTGCTCCCTGAACTGGTCAGCGTGCATGTCAGACTGCACAGACAGACGCACTGACTGCTTGTAGCGCTTGTCCTTGCGCACGTCCTCCAGAGGACGGATGATGCGCTGGCAGATCCAGCGAGCATCGTCCATGCCTGTAGCCTCAGGGTCTACGTAGATGTCCCAGGGGCTGACACGCTCGATGAAGGGCTGGTCTTCGGCAATGACGATCTTAGCCTCAGGGAGGGCCTGAGTGATTTCGCCGTTGTCGGGCACATCTCCAGCCATAGCAGGGTTCTCTGCTGCGAAGGCGTCAGCCTGGCTGACCGCCTCATCATACATCTCTGACTTCTCATCGTCCTCGTAAGGAGCTTCCTGTTCCTTGTACCTGTAACCGCACTTTACCCAACCATGACCGATGAGCAGGTAATCCTTGACCGCTAGCCTGAACTGGTCCTGGAAGTTGAAGTGCTTCCAGTTGAAGTTCGTGATGACCTCGGTGAGGACAGCCCTGTCCTCGTCCATAGGATCATTAGGCAGTACAGTGATCTTAGGGTAGTTAACTGAGACTGAGGGATAGATGACGTTGATCGTGCCGAAGGCGACGTTAACGACGACCCTATCCTCTGCTGACTTGACTGTCGGGAGTGTCTTACCTCGATAGAGGTCGACCATTCGCTCCCAAAGTGCATCATACTGATGCTGCTGCCTGAAGGACTTGGCGCGCTCCAGCTCGTGCTTGTACCACTTGATGTAGGACTTCTTGGAACGGGCCATCAGTCACCTTACTTAGGCGCGCGATCGTATGACATTCCAGCGGCGTCCATCTCTGCGCGCTGGCGGCGGTCCAGCTCCCACTTAGACGGACCCTTCCACCACTCGGGGATCGCAACGCCCAAAGAGCTGGAACCGTCTCGCCAGCCTTCTAGCTTGCAGGGAAGACACGCACGCTCAGCGTGCTCGCATCCCTGGTTCACTTGGCGTTCACGCCTCGGTTCAGGCCCTGAGGTCCACCAGGACGTGCGACACTACCCGTGCCTCCACCAGCTGGCTTGTTCTGCTTGTAGCCAGGACGCGGCGTCTTGCCGTTCACTGACTGTACAGAACCTGCGCCAGCAGGCTTGTTGTTGTTGCGCGTGCCTGGGCGGGGGTTGCCATTGCGGACTGTCTTGCTGTTGCCGTTGGTCTGCCTTGGCGTAAACGGCTTGGTGTTGTCTCGATACATAGGAATCCCTGTTTAGAGGTACGTACTCTCTGTCTATTCAGCTTGTGTGTCTCAGCGAAAGTCGGGCCTGACGTTATGTAGGCCCAGAGGGACAGGCTCCTCGGGTCGGCGCTCATACTCCTTGGCCTTACCAACCCACCAATCCATCGTCCAACGATCGTCCTTCTTCTCCTCATCATCGTTCTGCCAGGTGTATGAGAGCATCTGAACGGCGATGGCTAGAGCCATGACCCTATCGTCATGGGGACTACCGTGCGTCTTGACCAGACCACCCGTAGTGTACTCACGGATGTAGGTCCTCAACTCGGCCAGGGTCGCTGTGTCCCTGATGTCGATGGTGCCGTCGCGCAGCGCGGCGTTGAGGTCGTCAATCATCTTGGGCTTGGACACCTTGTTGGTGTGCCAGCCGAACTGTGGAGCAAAGCCTTCAGTGATCTGACCCACGATCCTGCGACGGAAGATCCTGGGGTACTTGTGCCTGCGCAGAGAACCAACGGTCACGTGACCGTGGTTGTTAATCTCGACGCCGATTAGTGCGGTGTTGTAGTAGCGACCCAGGAGCGCAAGCTGTTCGCCGAATAGATCTGGATCGGTGTGATCGTGCCAGGTGGCTGCCAGCATCCCCGTGCGCGCGTCCAGTACCATTGCCGCGGAGTAGTCTCCGTGCTCCAGCCCCTCGGCAACGTCTGCTCCGATGACGTAGGAGTGTCCATTCAGCTTCTCCTGAAAGATGTGTACTGGCCCCTCAGGAGGCCAGGCGGTTGATTCCTGGAGCAGGATAGCCATGTGTCATCAGAAGCAAGCGTAGCGATCATTCTTAACGAATGGTTCGTAGACCTGCCACCCTGGATCAGGTACGTTCCAAACGTACTGAGCGCACCAAGCGCTGCTGCCGTTATACCACTGGAACCAACACTGCGTGACATGGGCGCTTCCGT